ACATCAGATCAGCTTGCCTACTCCTGTTATGGCTGGTGTGCGCACACCCATGCGACAGTTTTCATCATGTGTGTTGATCGAAACAGGCGACAGTCTTGATTCAATCAATGCAACATCTAGTAGCATTGTTAAGTATGTGAGTCAAAAGGCCGGCATTGGCATTGGTGGCGGCCGTATTCGCGCACTGGGATCACCTATTCGCAATGGTGATGCATACCACACAGGTGTTATTCCCTTTTACAAAATGTTTCAGGCAGCCACCCGCTCGTGTAGCCAAGGCGGTGTGCGCAATGGAGCTGCCACACTTTATTATCCCATCTGGCACTATGAAGTTGACGACTTGCTGGTATTGAAAAACAACAAAGGCACTGAAGACAATCGTGTACGACACATGGACTATGGTGTACAGTTCAACAAAGTCATGTACGAGCGATTGTTGTCAGGCGGAGATATCACCTTGTTCTCGCCTCATGATGTACCTGAGATGTACGAAGCTTTCTTTACTGATGTAGATCGTTTCCGTGAACTGTATGAAACAGCCGAACGAAATACCAAACTCCGTAAAAAGAAAGTTAAAGCCATTGATTTGTTTACAGCATTCATGCAAGAACGCAAGGACACTGGACGTGTGTATCTACAAAACGTTGATCACGCCAATACTCACGGTAGTTTTAAACCAGACTTGGCGCCTGTTAAAATGAGCAACCTCTGTTGTGAGATTACTCTACCGACCAAGCCCTTGACTGATGTGCATGATGTCAATGGTGAGATTGCACTCTGCACACTATCAGCCATCAACTGGGGAGTGTTCCGTGATCCTGAAGACATGGAAAAAGCCTGTACTCTGTCAGTGCGTGGGCTTGATGCCTTGTTGAGTTATCAGAACTATCCCATCATTGCCGCTCAGTTGGCCACAGAGTCTCGACGTCCGTTGGGTGTTGGTATTATTAACTTTGCTTACTGGTTGGCCAAGAATGATTTGAGCTACAGTGATCCTCGAGCATTGCCTGTGGTAGATCGTTGGGCACAGTATTGGTCGTACTACTTGATCAAAGCGTCGGCTGATCTAGCACGTGAGTTTGGTGCTTGCCCCAAGAGCAATGAAACCAAGTACGGTGATGGCATTTTGCCTGTGGATACTTACAAGACTGAAGTTGACGAACTAGTGCCTCATCAAGATGCAGTTGACTGGGCTGGACTACGTGCTCAGTTAAAGCAAACTGGTATCCGTAACTCCACACTCATGGCATTGATGCCAGCAGAAACATCTGCACAGATTTCCAACTCTACCAATGGTGTAGAACCACCGCGAAGCTATGTTTCTATTAAACAAAGCAAAGATGGTGTGCTCAGACAAGTGGTTCCTGAATATCGTCGCCTCAAGAACAAGTATGAACTGCTCTGGGATCAACGAAGCCCTGAGGGTTATTTGAAGATCATGGCAGTGCTACAGAAGTACATTGACCAAGGTATCTCTGTGAACACAAGTTACAATCCACAGTTCTTTGAGGATGAAAAGATTCCAATGAGTGAGATGCTCAAGCACATGATTATGTTTTATAAGTATGGCGGTAAACAACTCTATTACTTTAACACCTATGATGGGTCAGGAGAAATAGACGTTGATAGAATCAACAAGCAAGAAATACTAATCGAAGCACCGGAAATGATCGCAGATGATGCTGACTGCGACAGTTGTAAAATTTAAAGAGAATTATAATGACCGTACTTAATCTAAAAAAACGTGACCACACCACCGCCCTGGCCTTTCTTGATCCTCAAGGAAGTCTGGGCATGCAGAGATATGATACACTGAAGTATCGTCAGTTTGACAAACTCACTGACAAGCAGTTGGGATTCTTCTGGCGTCCAGAGGAAGTTGATGTGTTGCGTGATGCCAAAGACTTTAAAGATCTTACACCGTTTGAACAGCACATCTTTACTGCCAACCTCAAGCGTCAAATCTTGTTGGACTCCGTACAAGGTCGTAGTCCCAATCTAGCCTTCTTGCCCATTGTAACATTGCCTGAGCTAGAGACTTGGATTGAAACTTGGGCGTTTTCTGAAACTATTCACAGTCGTAGTTACACACACATCATTCGCAACGTGTATTCAGATCCAGGCAAGATCTTTGATGAAATGCTGGAAGTAGATGATATCATTGCCTGCGGCAACGACATTTCTAAATACTACGATGATCTAATTCAATACAGCCAGTGGTATCAACTGCTAGGGGTTGGCAAACACACAGTCAACGGCAAAGAAATCGTAGTAGATGAATACGAACTCAAAAAGAAACTGTGGATCTGTCTTAACTCTGTGAATGTGCTGGAAGGCATTCGTTTCTATGTTTCGTTTGCATGTTCATGGGCATTTGCTGAACTCAAGAAAATGGAAGGCAACGCCAAGATTATTAAACTCATTGCCAGAGATGAAAATGTACACCTTGGATTTAGTCAGAGCTTGCTAAAAATACTGCCACAGGATGATCCTGACTTTGCCAAGATTCGCAAGGAGACCGAAGCCGAAGTAGTGGCCATGTTTGAATCTGCTGTGGCGCAAGAAGAAGCCTGGGCTGACTACCTATTCAAAGATGGATCAATGATTGGTCTCAACAAACAACTACTCTGCGACTATGTAGAGTGGATTGCTCACAAGCGTATGACTGCACTTAGTCTGCCCAATCATTACAAAGGCGGATCAAATCCTCTGCCATGGACACAGAAATGGATTGCCGGCGGCGACGTGCAAGTAGCACCACAAGAAACTGAAATCACTTCTTATGTGATTGGTGGTACCAAGCAAGACGTTGACTCAAATACATTTACAGGAATGAGTCTTTAATGCTTACCGTTTATTCAAAAAAACACTGTCCTTTTTGCGATCAAGCCAAGGCCTTGTTAAAAAACAAAAATATTGCTTTTGAAGAAGTCAAGATCGACGAGGATACCACAGCCCGTGAGTTTATCATGGAGCAAGGGCATCGCACAGTTCCACAGATTTATCACCAAGGCAAGTTATTTGTAGAAGGTGGGTTTCAAGGTTTAAGTAAGCTGAGCACAGACGAGATTCGTACTCGCCTGGGCCTTACTGATAACCTAGGAACCTTATGAATCATTTACAACTCAACGAAATCTATACTTTCAAACTGATCAGCGGTGAGGAAATCACTGCCAAGATCTATAACAAAACTCCTGACACTATAGAAGTTGCTCAACCCATTAGCATGGTGTTGGGCCCACAAGGACTGCAAATGATGCCTTGTTTGTTCTCCTCAAATTCTGACAAAAATGTGCATATAAATACTGCTAGTATTGCGCTGTCAGCAGAGACACGCGAAGATGTAAGAGCCAAATATATTGAAGCTACTACAGGTATCGTGACTCCTGCTGCCAAGCAAATCATAACAGGATAAAATATGCCACCAGCAGTAAGAATCGGAGATCCAAACATAGCAGGGGGACTTGCAGTGTTCCCTGGCGCCATGAGTGTACTCATCAATGGCCGCCCAGCCTGTACCACAGGCACTTTTGTTACGCCACACCCACCTTGCCCCAAAGGAAAAATACATTGTCTAGCAGTCACTACCTTGGGCAGTCTTTCAGTCACAGCCGAAGGTAAGCCCATTGTGTATGTAGGCTCGCCAGACACTTGTTTTCATCCCCGAGCCTTTGGCAGCCTTGACGTAATAGTAGGAACCTAACATGGCCTGCGCAGGTGCGTTAACCTCGATCATAATGACCGCTGCCGCGTCGTTTATTGCCAACGGCGGCCTATCAGAAGTGTTTGGAGCCGCACCCATTGGTGGCGCAGAAGCACTGGGTTCGTTGGGAGAAGTCACTGTATTTTTCCCCGACGGTACCAGCCAAATCATGAGCACAGCACAGGCCACATCACAGGGCCTGTTGACAACCACCAGTCAGGGTTGGTACAGCAGTCTCACGCAGACCTTGGGCGAGATGAAAAATGCTGTGTTAGAGTTTACACAGCCCATGAGAGATGCCTGGAACACTATCTCTACTGCACCAGTGGCTGCTGGCAACGAAGTATTTTTGAGCACCGTGGGAACCTACGGTCCAAAGACAGCACAGTTCTTAAAAACAGTCACCGAACAAGCCTTTACCACTGCTATCCAAACAGGCGTGACTTGGGCATCAACCAGTCTTGGTGGAACAGGCACATTTGTTGCAGGTGCCATCACCGGTGATCCAAAAGTATTAGGTAGCATATTCAGTTCGGCACAGAGCTATGCTGACACTGCCAATAGTTTTGTCAATGCCGCTGAGCGTGGTGCAAAGTATCTTGAAAAAACTTTTACCAGCATGGATAACACCATCACAGCTGGAGTCACTGGAGTATCAAACTGGGTCAAGGGCCTAGGAGATGACATTTCTGGACTAGGCGATACAGTGAGCTGGGAGAATCTAAAAAACATGGGATCACCGGGTCAGCTCATGGCCAACATGGAAAACAATGGAACCTTGGGCCCCATGTATGAAAAACTAGGCAATATCAAGATCAATGAAAAGACAGCACAAGAGCTTGGGTATAATGTGATAACTTCAGCGTACTCTGTGGTCACTGGTGGTAAATCTACCATTGGACTCACAGACATTACTCGTAATGTCACGTTGAGAGACTTGGGAGTAGACCTTAATACCTTGGCCAGAACAGGTGCTAACCTTCCTCCCACAATACAAAAAGACATCTACACTCAGCTTGGTACACTATCTTCCACAGAAGTGTCTCAAGTCAAGGCCATTCTCAACAACACCCAGTCAACAGTTCGCACAGGTCAAGATCTTCTCAATCCCACTAGGTTATTTGGCAAGAGTTACACCACACTGACCACTCCTGTGAGAACCGCCAGTGTGGGATTTCGTGCTATCTACGAAGATGAATCAGGTTCTGTAAATCCTCAACTCAATCATCTAGGACAAGATCTCAAAGGTATCATACCTGACGATCTTGCAGTGGCCAACGACGCCTTGTCCCGCAGTTTGCTACAACTCAAAGGCATACAAAACTCTTCAACAGAGGCCTTGGCAGTGACTATTGGCGGGCTGGAAAATCTTGAAGACCTGCCGTTGATTCAAAATCAAACTCAGTACATTCCGCAGAGTGTGCTTGATTATTGGGATGTGCAATACAACCAAGACTATGATATTCCTTTGGGCACAGGTGCTCTTGGGCAACTGGTAGTATCTGATGTGATTGGATTTGCCGCTGGATACAACAGTGGATCGTATCTACAAGATAACTCTACAAAGTTGGCTGAGTTAGACTCAGTTGGCGCATTCGATGAGTTTACACAAGTTCAAGGTATCTATGAAACCATCCAGGAGTTTAGTCTAGGTACGTTTGGCCCTGTTAATCTAGCAATAGACCCAGAAGTAGATCCTCCTGAGTGGGAAGTTGAAATACCTGCAGGTTGGGCTGCCTCAGGCACATACGGTCCTTTTGCCACTGCTGAAGAAGCCTACGAGGATGCCTGGATCAATGGTATCATTCCTTTCACTGCTCTGGCCAATGTGGACATAATCAACAACTATCCAACTGCCCAGACAGTGTATAACAATGAAAATGCCTGGCAAGATCAGCTGGGTCGCGAGACTCTCAATCGACAAAGAATTGATCTTGTTGCCACTGACATATTGCCCAACAATACCGTGGCAATGAGTTTTGCAGAACAACTTCCCGAATACGGAAAAAGAACAGAGTTTGGTGGCCCAGCCATGTGGCTCGAACGTGTGGCAGTGGCCAACAGCCTGGGAGGACAAGCTCTGATTGCTGCCATGCGTGAAGGAAGAAATTCTGAACGCCTGTCTCGAGCAGGACTTGAACAGGACACATCGGTGCCCACTGG